TCAACTGATTTAAGATGGTACAACGGTTCTGATAGGATGACACTGAATTCTACCGGAACTTTAACTGTTACTGGAAGTGTCGCAGCTGGTTCAGATGAGCGTCTCAAAGAAAATATTCGACCCATACAGAATGCACTTGAAAAGGTCAGTAAAATAGGTGGGTACACTTTTGACAGGGTCGATATGGTATGTGATCGACAAGCAGGAGTTTTGGCTCAAGAAGTACTGGAAGTACTTCCGGAAGTTGTCACGATGACAGATAATGGAACATACGCAGTCTCATATGGAAACATCGTCGCACTTCTCATAGAAGCTATCAAAGATCTAAAACAAGAAATTGAAATTTTAAAATCTAGTTAAGAATAGAAATGGGTCTTTTGATTCATGACGCTATTACACTTCGAAACGGAAAAACAATTACCGATCTGTATGCATCATTTCGGTATTGTAATATGATTGTCAGCTGTATGTCTCCTTCTGGAAACTCTTCGAGCAATGCTTGGATGGTCACAAGCACGTATGGACTATGGACGAGTAACACGGCATGCATACAAGGTGGTACACCTATTGAATCCAGGGAGCTCAAATGTCAAATGACCACTGACCAACCACTCTTCACTTCACTGTATGGAGTGCTCAAGTCGAAATTTCAAAGTACCGTAGACTGTTAAAAATCTTGACTCAAATTAGAAAGATGCCCGTCATCACAAACTTTGGTGATGTGTCAACACAGGGGAACACAACAATGACTGGAAATGTCACAGTTCAAGGCACTGGAACATCTTCTTTTACCAGCGCATCCAGCGCTGTGACATTGGCAGGCACCCTCACAGTCACAGGAGTGACGACTCATACAGGAATCATCGTCCCGTCTTCAGACCTTGCATCCGGAATAGGTACACCCTCTTCTCGAATCGGGAACGTATTCACTCCAAACGTGAACGTATACACCCAAGCAAACATCTTTGCCGCCAACGTCATCACAATGAATGTCTTTAACGTCGCTGCATTCGGAAACTCAGTGTACCATCAGCAAAACACATTCTTGTCCGGATACACTTCAACCACTGGTATCATAATTCCATCATCGAGCGGTATTTCAGGTGTCGGTGGCCCATCCCTCCCTTTTGCAAACTCATTCTTCCAAACAGCAAACATAGGTTCAGCCATAGCTCAACAATCCATGAACATCGTCGGAAACGTCTTTGTTTCCAATTCAGTCAATGTATCCAACCTTTTGTCCGTCACGACCAACGCATCCTATCTCAACGTCCTCACATACGCAAACATTTCACAGCTCAACGTGTTCACGGGTGCAAACGTAACATACCTGAACGTCATGTACATTGCGAACGTCAACAATGCCAACGTCCTCACGGCAAACATCCAGTACTCTAATCTACAAGTTGCAAACATCCAACAATTAAACGTGTACCAGGGTGCAAATATATCGTACCTGAATGTGACCTATATTGCTAATGTCAACAATGCGAACGTCTTGACCATGAATGTCCAAACAGCCAACCTGCAATTTGCTAACATAGTCAACCTGAATGTTTCAAGTGGCGCAAACATCTCATATTTGAACGTGTTTCAACAAGCCAATGTGATTTCATCCAATCTCGTCACGGCAAATATACAAACAGCTAATGTCCAACTTGCCAATATCGTCAACCTGAATGTTTCAAGTGGAGCCAACATCTCTTATTTGAACGTGTTTACATCAGCCAATATCTTCTTGTCCAACTTGATTACATCAAACATAACAAATGCAAATATAGTCACAGCGAACGTCCAGTTTTTAAATGTTACGACAGGTGCCAACGTCACCTATCTGAATGTAACTATGACTGCAAATCTCAACAATGCGAACGTCCTCACAGCCAACATTCAGAGCTCAAATATAGTCACAGCGAACATCCAGAATCTGAACGTGTACCAAGGTGCAAACATATCGTACCTGAACGTGACCTATATCGCGAACGTCAACAATGCGAACGTATTGACAGCCAACATTCAGAGCTCAAATATAGTCACGGCGAACATCCAGAATCTGAACGTGTACCAAGGTGCAAATATATCCTACCTGAATGTGACGTATATTGCCAACGTCAATAATGCGAACGTCCTGACGGCAAATATCAACACATCAAACACACAGTTAGCAAATGTTATCAATTTGAATGTGAGTCAATACTCGAACACGACAAATTTAGCAGTCACCAATTATGCAAACATAGCATCGGCGAACATCGTCACTGTGTTTCACTCAAATCTGAACGTGTCTTCGAACGCAAATGTGTTCAACGCAAACATATTTACAGGAAATGTGACGACGACTTTGAATGTGTCTGGTATTTTGAGTGGAACATTACATGTCGGAAATGCAAGCGGTCTTGCGAATTTGAACGCCTCGAATGTGACGCAGGGTCTCTTGAATTTCTCAGCGACAGCTCTTGGTGGATCCACGGGTATTCGTATCAACGGTCTGGATGGAATCAACGGTCAGTTTTTGACGTCGACTGGTGGTACGACCGGTGCAGGAGTTCAATGGGGTGGTCCAACTGCGACTGTGATTTGGACCCAAATGACTTCGATTTCACCGTACCCTATTTATTACAATTTAGCAAATGTCGGTATTGGAGTCACTGGAACGTGGGCAACGGCCGGAGCAGGGTACAACGCCTATCCAGGTACACCGCTCGATGTCTGGGGTGGTACTGGTGCCATTTCATTTTCGAATGTATCAGACGCACAAACATCTGGAATCATTCGAATTCAGTGTAGTTCATCGAGTTACAATGCGCCTGGCGGACTTGAGTTCAAGACGGGTGCAAATTCAGCCGGTGCGGGTCATCGTCTCATGACGGCCGAAACAACTTCATCATCCGGTATTGCACCATTGATTTTCCAATACCGTGCAAATTCAAATGCATGGTCGAACGCTATGACAATTTACAACAGCGGAGGATCGGCCGGATATGTCGGCATCGGAACAACAGCCCCTCTGTTCAATTTACACATTTATCAAATGTCTTCTTCGGCAGCTGCCATAGCGACAATTCAAACCAGTGGAACTGGACAATACTCTCAACTTGCTTTGGCAAATGTATCATCCTCAACAACAGTTCTGTATTTGAATGGACCTTCACTTAGTGCAGATGGACCTGCGAACTCTGCGACTCTTCGAAACAACGCTGGCGACTTGCGTTTAGCAGCTCAATCGACATCTCCATACATTTATTTACAAAGTGCAAACGGATCTGTCGGAATCAATACAACCAATCCTGGAACATTCAATTTGAACTTGTACGGAACGACAAGCGGTACTTCTACAACTGGAGGCGCGTTGACAAATTCAGGCGGTTCACTTTCTTTGATGGCTGGAGTCAATGCAACATACATTGGAATTGCAGGGACGTATAAATATTATTTCAACTCGACTGAATTTGCTCCTCAAAATGGTACAGGAACTGTAAATATAGGAACATCCGCAAATCAATTTGGAACAATTTATGGAGGTACTCTTGTGGCGAGTACACTGTATGGTGCACTTGCTGGGTCGAATACACTTTCAGCGTCGACTGGAACTTTCAGTAGTTCCCTTAGCGGTAAAACAGCAACATTTTCTAACGGTGACACTTCGACTGTAATCCTCGGACCGAACACAACTTGGTCGGCGTATCTGTATTTGGGTTCTGGGAACCCCGGAAATACAGTATCTGGACAGGCTCGACTCTTGTCGACCAATGGAAACTGTCATCTGGATGCAGGAACGGGTCAGACAATGTACCTGCAGTACTATAACAACGCAGCTGGTGGAACTGGAGGAATAATAAGTTATGAAGCCTGGACGCACAACGGAAGCTTGACTGCTACCGGAAACATTTCGGCCGGTTCCGACGCGAGATTGAAGAAGAACATAGAGCCAATCACGGATGCACTTGAGAAAGTGAAACAGATATCTGGGTACACTTTTGAGCGTAACGATATAGAAGGTAGATTCGCTGGAGTCATCGCACAGGAAGTTATTGAAGTTTTGCCAGAGGTTGTTGTCGCTGATAAGGAGGGTATGTATTCGGTTGCATACGGAAACATCACTGCTCTTCTGGTACAGGCTCTAAAGGAGGAGGTGGCGAAGCGGGAGCAGCTTGAGCTTCGATTATCCAGATTTGAAGAGTTTTTCGAACTGGCGCATATGGGCTTATAAGTGAGACGTGGTGTGGAGGATTCCCTCGAAGCACGATAGCCGAGTTGAACTTGGGAACCAACATGTGACCTATTTCATTCTTTTCTTGCCAACAGAAAAATCCACCCCAATTCGGATCCCACTGATCGTTGAGATATACTGTGATGGCTGCTTTTTTACCATTGTCACTGTGCCAATTAATCTGACTCAACTGATTCCACTCATAGTACTGGATGTACTGAAAGACTTCACCGGGCAAAAGGTGCTTTTGTAGAATCTTTTCAATCATTGTGCGAAGCGGACCTTCTATTCTAAACATGTTCACAGTTCCCAGTGACTTGTTTTGTATACCATCTTCCCAAAAGTGTTTATTTATACTCCAGCGACTCTCATTGTTAGGATGGAATATACCTGTAAATATAGATTGCAATTCTGACTGTGTAAATACATCTTTGTGAACACTAACAGACATTAAAGAATTCTGTCTTGAATTCTTTAATGGAACTTGGATCCTATTATTGTATCCCAGATGTATTTACACAACAAGAATGTAAACGTGTTATAGACTCATTTTCTTCCAAGTGTGTTACGCGTGGAACTATGCTTCACGGAACAAACAAAGCAATTAGAAACAGTGATGTACACTGGATCGATCCGATGCCAGACAATGATTGGATCTACAAAAGAATCATGGGTACAATTCAAAAATTAAATTATGAAAAATATTGTTTCTTCATCGATCATGAACATCTTCCAGTCTTACAGTTTACTCGGTATAAGAAAGGCGATCACTATAAGTGGCACACAGATACCGGAAGTTCACCAGAGACATGTTGTCGAAAGTTGAGTGTCAGTATACAGTTGTCTCCAGAAACAGAATATGAAGGTGGTGATTTACAAATTGGTCTTTTAGATGACGAAGTTGATACCATGTCAAGACGACAAGGGACCTTGATCATATTTCCCTCGATCGTAAGACATCGTGTCACACCAGTCACAAAAGGGGTGAGATATTCACTTGTTGGATGGGCAGTAGGACCTCCGTTTAAATAAAATAAAAATATTGTTTTTTGAGATTAAATGAGGATTGTAATTGTCGGTGGAGGTTCATCAGGGTGGATTTCAGCGGCTACACTTTTAGGTGTTCCGAAAGCTGAAGTGACTCTCATAGAGTCTCCGAACGTTCCGATTATTGGAGTTGGAGAATCGACTATCAGCGGATTTGTAAATTGGATGAATTTGGTTGGAATTCATCCACTCGACATGATGAAAGATACAGATGCGACATATAAACTTGCCATAAAATTCGAAGACTTTTTAGGCCCCGGGCACGAGTGTTTTTATCCATTCGGAACAGTAAGTTTAGAAGAGAAGAAATATTTTACATGGGCAAAGCAAAAGTTTATTTCTCCAGAGACTTGCAATTCTTTTGCTGATTCATTTTTTGCAAATATGGCTCTTGTCCGAAAGAACAAGTTCAAATGCGATTCTAACACTTTTCAGCATGATTGTTATGCACTTCATTTCGATGCGACGAAATTCGGAACGTGGTTACGTGACAACTATTGTAGACCAAGAGGAGTCAAACATATCCAGAAGGAAGTTGTGAACATAGAAACAAGTGAAAATGGAATTGAGTTTCTCGAATTGTCGGACAAAACTCGAGTCACTGCAGATTTGTTTATAGATTGTACTGGTTTCAAGTCTATCCTTTTGGAAGGTGCTTTAGGAGTTCCGTTCAAGGATTACTCAAATGTTATACCTAATAACATGGCTTGGGCGACACATATGCCATATATTGATAAAGAAAAAGAACTTGTCGGCTATACAAACTGTACAGCTATCGAGAATGGTTGGGTATGGAACATTCCTCTATGGTCCAAAATTGGGACGGGATATGTATACTCAAACAAATTTGTGACAGATGATCAAGCCCTCAGTGAATTTAAGAATCATATTCGGAAAACTGGAAGAGAGCCGGACATTCTCGAGTACAAAAAAATTCATATGAGAAATGGAATCCACGAAAAGGTTTGGCATAAAAATGTGGTTGCGATAGGTTTGGCTGCCGGATTCATTGAGCCGCTCGAATCAACTGGTCTTTGGTTCACTCACGAATTTGCATACTCTCTTTTAAGAATATTGTATCGAGGTGCCCCTATGTCACAACATGATCGAAACTTGTTTAACGAGAATATCAAAATGCAATGGGACCAAACTGTAAATTTCGTCAGTTTACATTATGCATTGAGTGGAAGGGTAGACACCAAATATTGGCAAAATATAAGAGCCACAAATTTTCCAGTTGAAAATAGATTTGCTTTCGCTTCATATGATGTGACTTCGAGATGGTACTCGGACTGGCCCGGAATAAACGCAATAACACATGGGTTTGAATACTACTTTTACGATCCGACGTATTTTTGGATGAATAGTTTCCCTAAATCTATAGATTGGAAAGAATATTACAAAAGTGAATTTGCTTACATTGAACATGATCAGAAAAAATGGTACGCAGAGATAGAAAAAGCACCCTCACTCTTGGAGGCTCTTACACAAATTCACGTCTCCCCCCCCGCTTGTCCGGAATCTGCTGTATAAGATCTCTCACTTGAACTGCAGTCTTGTTTCCTTCTACAAAATCAAGAAAGTACATGAATGGAGTGATGTGCCAATTTGTATCTGAAAATTCGTTATAAATATCTTCGGGAAGTTCAAATTGAGCTTGTCGAGTCTGGAAAATTGGATGGATAAAAATGCACAAATGCGAATCCTTCGGGAGGATGTATGAAGGTTGTAAAAAAGTTTTGTTCGGGAACGGATTTGTGTACCCGAGACGCATGGTAAACCCTTGTTCGGGTGGGTCTCGTGGGTAAGGCACCTCTTTGGTATATTTCCAGTTTCCATCCGGAAGTCGTTCGGCGACGTCGCAAAAATAGTCAAATCTGTGTAAAAGACAAGAACTCGTATTCATCTGTTTGAAAACCATATGAATCAATTCTTCTCGTGACAAGACACTTGATTCGATTCCTTTCAAGTGTCTTGATATGTACTCACAGTTGTACCTGAAACCGTGAATGAAAGCAGATGTCCCCTTTTTGTAATCCTTGGCTTGTGAATTCGCTCCAATAAAAAAGAGACCAGGAGTTTTCGTGCTCTCAAACGAATCGGTCAAAAGAGGAAATCCAGATTTGGGACAAATGTCAACAAGATCTTTCACAAGTGACGGATCGAACCGAAACCCGATACAGAAAATGACAATATCAACTTTTTTAATAATGTCACTTTTAGCAAATTCAAGATATTCTTTCACCAGTTGATATTCGATAGAATCAGTAAATTTATCGACCGGCTGAGATGCATACACATTGAATGATCCGGCTTTCAAAAAGAAACTGTCGATCGATGTAAAGTTTTTAGACCGTGCGTGACCAGGGTAATGTGTGAACCAAGCATTTGTTTCACGGCCGTTTATTGTTGTGAATCGAGTGACAGGGGCGATGTAATCTGCAGTTTCCAAAGCAGCATTGCCAGAGCCCATGATGATGACAGTTTTGTCTCGATAGACCTCCTTGTCAAGAGGCATGTTTGCATAAGTGAATACTTGGATGGAGGGATGCACCTTGATGCTTGGTTCACGGGGAACCAGCCCTATCCCAAAGTATACATTTTCCGCAACAAATTCACCTTGGTTGATCGAAAACTTGCCATCATCGAGTCGCTCGATGCTTTTGACTTCGCAGTTGAATTGTATATTTAAATTCTTACGCTTGACAAAGTCTTCCGCGTAACGCAGGTAGTCGTTTGCACTAGGGTACAGATCTTCGGAATAATCTCTGAAAGACACGGGGTCACCCAAGAATGAGTTCCAGTCAAAACGGAGATCCCTTCCTTTATTTATTGAAATGAAACCACGCTGACGGGGAAAGTGGCGGAAGAATGAGCAAACGCTGGAACCTTTTTCAAGAATGAGATGATCTTCAAGAAAGGATGCCATTTGAAGACCGGCTGGACCGGCACCAATAATGATGTGCTTCATAAGATAAATAAAGATCTTATCTTTAAGAAAGATATGAATCTGTCAACCTTTGTCTCAGAATCAAGATATTCTCAAATAGTTACTGAATTTCCAGACAAAACTACATTTCCATTGTACTACTCTGCTCACAAAACTGTCGTCGAACTCAATGAAGGGGAGATGTTGTTTATACCCGCAGGAATGTATCACTTGGTAGTTTCATGTAACGATGGGTTCAATTTTGCCGTAAATTACTGGTACACAGCGGTTACAACTATAGAGCATAAGCACCAAATCTCCAAGCACAACATTCCAGATGTAGATTTACCTGAAATATTTAAAGACAGAGGAAAGATGCTTGTATACAGAAGCAAAAATTCTTTATTTCCGTCTCTTACAGTAGAGCATAGATATCCAAATTGGGTCAGTGAAGATTATATGACATTTGACGAATTTATGCAAACAAAAAGTAGGAGGCAATATATTGTCCAAGGGCAACAAGATTATTTTTTACAGTTTGCACCGACTCATCCATCGGAGCTTATAATGTCTTCATTTTGGGCAAATTTTGGCGGGGAAACCACAACCACTTTACACTGTGATGGCTGGGACAATTGGCTATGTCAAGTAAAAGGTAAGAAACGAGTCATTCTATTTCCTCACCAAGACAGAGATTTGCTGTATATGTGGAACCCTATTCATGAAGGCATTCTGTCAGAAATTTCTAAACAAAAAGAACAAAACAGGAATTACTTTTTTGTTTACCAATCCAAACTAGTGAGTGATGAAGTCTGCCAAGAAGTTATTGGTGAAAAAAATGAATTTATTAAAAGTGACAACTTGAAGCGTTTACTATCAATTATGCTGTTCAAGTATGATGAAAATTTCAAGTCGAACTTTTCTTCGGGTGAGTTGCCCTGGCGCTTCCGACGAGTACTTACAAATAATATGGACTATTTCAATATCGGTAGTTATTCTCAGCAGTACTCATATCCGTATATATTCGTAGCATGCATCAAGGGTTACGGACACTTCAATATAAATGGAGAAAGGACTAGATTTCAGAAAGGTGATGGTTTTGTTGTTCCTCACTCTTTCATGTACAGAGTAGCTGTTCAAGGAGATGTCACTATAATAACTATCTAAAGACCAGAGTACATTATAATACAATGGACTTGGTCTTTGAAAAGAATTCGGTTTTGACAGAGGAAATGTGCAAGGAAATCATTGAGAAGTTTGAAAATGACGGCAGAAAAATGCCAGGAAACACTGCGGCTGGCTTGATTCCTGAAATGAAAAACTCGATGGACTTGGTCATTTCTCGTTTTGACGACTGGGAGAAAATCACCAATTTGTTAGATACAAAATTGAAAGAAGTTTTACAGGAATACGGTGTTTTTATTCAAAAACAGTTTCCGACCGAGCTTCAAAGGCACATTTACGAAGATTTCAAACTTTTGAAGCAGTGCGGTTTCCAAATTCAGAAAAGTGGACACTATAGATGGCACAATGATGAGATGGTCGAGTACAACAGAACACGGGTTATCACATTCATTTTTTATTTGAATACAATCGAAGAAGGTGGTGAAACAAGCTTTCATTACAAGAAGGTGAAACCAGAGATGGGTAAAGTTGTTCTATTTCCGGCAACTTGGGACTATCCACATTGTGGATATGACGCAGTAAACAAGTATATAGTCACGGGATGGTTGTGGAAAAATGTGCTCGCGTGAAAATATATGAAAAAATAACACTGAAATTAATATGGAATTTGATTACTTTACCGAACCAGTCCCTTTTCTTATCGTACGGAACTACTTTAACAGCGAGGACAGAAAGCTATTCCTTGAAGAATTGACCAAAATGAAACATAGGCTTATAGATGGTGAGCATACAGGGTCTGCAGTCGGGCCGTCAGGTGAGAAAAAGAAAAATAAAGGGCTTTTCCTTTATGGTCCAGAGTGTCCAAACAGTGTCATTCTAAAAATGTTGGATACAAATCTGACAACTGTAAAGAAAGACGCAATAAACAAGAACATAGTCTACAATTATTTGAGAAATCACCCTATATCTTCCACGCTCATCAATTACTACAATAATGGAGACATGTACAATACACACTCGGACGAGGCAATTTTGACTTCAATTTACTATACTTGGGAGGAACCAAAGCCATTCACTGGAGGAGATTTGTATTTCGAAGAGTACAAGTACCAAGTCCCAATTACAAACAATTGTCTTTTACTATTTCCGTCGTGTGTTCCTCACCGAGTTTCCAAAGTTGAAAATGGTTCCGGTCGTTGGGCTGTAAGTCAATTTATAATGAAACGACTAGGGTTTCCTTTCCGGCACAATTTATTTACATATAACAAAATATTAAGTGAAAGTGATTACAAATATATATACAATTTGATAGAACATGGGTCTTGGGATTTTAGTGGTAAATCAGCGGGGGATACAGTGACTAAAAAATTTTGGCATATGGATTTGTCAACACAACCATTATTCACTCAAACCATGGTGAAAAAAATAGAACAAATTTCAGGAAGACGATTCAAACTTGAAAGAGTGTATGCAAATGGACATACATTCGGAACCGACGGAAATTGGCACATAGATGATTCAGCTCCGAACACGTGGACTTTTCTTTACTACATCAATAAAGACATAAACATGCACTGGGGTGGAGAAACTCAATTTCTATTAGAAGAAGATTGTATCAATATATTTCCAAATACAAACACTGGGGTGTTGTTTCATTCGAATATAGCACACAGAGGAAAGGGTCCTGCAAGAGATGTATACGATCTGAGGGTCACTCTTGCGTGGAAACTTTCAGAAATAAAGTCTGAATAGACTTCAATGAATGAATACCTCCAGTTTTATAACGAAAGAAGGTTTTCAAAAATTACAGATCCCTCCCCCGACCGTAATCTATTTCCATTATATTACGATGCAACTGTTACAGATATACAATTAAATCCCGAAAATTGTTTGTTTATCCCAGCGGGATGGCCGCACATAACGATCACTGAAAGTGATGACATAAACATCACCGGTACTTTTTTCTATAAACCAACTCCTGGAATTCCTCTCGAAGTCTCCAAATATAAACTAGATATAGACATGGAAAAACTGTTCCCGCCAGACAAGGAAATTGAAGTTCGAAGAACAAAATCAAACTGTTTTGTCAGCAATTTATGTGAGCATAAATTCAAGGGGGTGATAACAACAATGTACATGACATTCCAAGAATTTATGGAATTGAATTATAAGCGTTTAGCAACAACAACAAAATACAACGAATTGAACCTTCCAATCCATCCACAAACTGCTGAAAGTGCATCGATACGAGTAAACATTGGAAAAAATATGTCGACTCAATTACATTTCGACGCACATGATTCTATCATGTGTCAAGTAAAAGGAACCAAAAGAGTTCTAGTATTTCCTCCGAGTGAATTGAAAAAATTGTATTTTTTCAATACATATGACTTGCAACTTTTGGAAGGAATAAACAAAAGTTACTTTCTAGATAAATATGTCATCATAAAACCATCTTCTATGAATAACATATATTGTGTGGAATTAAAAGAAGCCGTCAAAGCCGTGAGGACGCAGGTTATAAAGAACGAAACACTCACAAATTTATTCCTCGATTGTAGAGAATGGTACAAACAAACTGTTCAAGAAGAGAATATGTGGTTAGATTACTCGAATGATGTGCCATCATCATTTTTTGTAAAGGACACGCGCGAAGAAAATGAAATTGTCATAGATTCTTTAGACTCGTGTGTAACAGTTCTGTTTGCAGTGAACAAAGGTCAAATCAAAGTTGCAAAAATAATATATGACGTGAACCCGGGAGATGCTTTAATGTTTCCAAGCTCAATAACACACCCGTGGATGTCTACGATGAATACCATCGTGGTGTACCCTAATTTCAATTCGAATACTTAAAGAATACACTGGAGTCATACCTATGGATCTTGTCCTTGAAATTCCAAATCACCTATGTCCTGAAACTTGCAAAAAGATTATAGATCGTTTTGAAAGTTCGGGCAAAAAGACGAGGAGTCTAGTTTGTAATAAACTTGATCCTAATCTAAAGAATGGTCTCCAAATAGCTATATCTCGACACATAGAATGGGAAGATATAGTAGACCTTCTCGATGAAAAATTGAAAGATGGGTTGGAAAAGTACAAGACTTTTTTGAATGAGAAGTTACCTGTTCCGTGTGACCAATTTATTGATAATTTAAAGGTCATCGATGGCTACACGGTCGAGAAAACTACATCATATGGTTGGCACTCTGATTTTCTTGTGAAGAATGATTATGTACAAAATTTGAAACTTGCATGGCATTTAAATACGCGCGCTTTTGACGGAGAGACAGATTTTATATTCAAAAATATAAAACACGAATGTGGAAAATTAGTTATATCTCCTGCTGCTTGGGATTTTGTTTATAAAGAAAATCAATCCTCTGAAAAATATTCTGTAACTGTCGGACTATTTAGCACTACAACTCTCTAATTTTTCGACTCTACTTTGCAAATCGACAATCATCTTATACAGATCCTGAATAGCTCCCACTGCATGAGGAACAATCCTGTCCTTTGCCACAACTTTAAAATCGTAAACTCTTTTTCCATAAATAAAAATCTTGTCCGGAATTTTATCGACACCATCAAATACAAAAGTATTCTGATCAATAACTTTTATAACATTTGCGTAAAATATTATATCTTGTTTATTCAAGTATTTTACATAGTCGCCTTCTGCCAGTCCGTGATCTGTGAGTTTAATTGTCCTTGTTTCAGAATCTACATACTCGGACAGTTTGTACACATTTGGAATGAAATCAGGACTTTCTGATACAGCTTCTGGTATAATAGACTCAATGTCCTGTGCGAAAAATCCTGTATCTACACCAGATCCATTTTTTACAGTATCTGTCCATGTAAAGCGTTCAACTTGTAATTTATTTATGTTATCCAGATATTGAGGAGGGGTTTCGTCTGTAAATTTCTTTTTTACTCTTTTGTCAGAAATTGCGTATACTCTTCCGCCAGTAAGTATAGAATACCCAAAATAGGCACTTATTTGACTCTGATATGCAGCAGCTTGTGCTCCAGTTACACCGTTCACTCCAACATTGTACAATTGAGCAAAGTAACTGTTGTTGTAGATTGGAGGCAAGCCTAGGAAAATATATTGTCCGTATGCCAAATAAACTGGGTAGGAATATCCACCATTTTGAAGAGCACCTGCATTGTTTGCATACCCTGCACTTGGTGCGTACCCGTTTATGTTTCCGGCACTTCCCGCATACCCAACATACCCTTGATTCATTTGCCAAACATAATTGGTGTACCCATCATTTGAACCCCAATAGTGATTTGGAATTCCTGATTGACCCTGCCATGCCCAATTCGAAGATCCAGTGCCTTGGATCTGTAAAGTTTGAGCAGTTGCGGAAGCTTGGTTGGCGTACCCAGCCTGTGGCGCATACCCTCCAATATTTCCATTAGTGTAACCTGCAGTCGGCGCGTACCCGTTTATGTTTCCGGCTGAATTTGCATAACCTACTGTCATTTGTCCAGGTCCCCAAACATAATACGGTGACCCTTGATTTCCTCCCCACACATGACCAGGGGTTCCCGGCTGACCCGCCCAATTCCACTGAGTTCCGTTTATTCCTCCGGCACTCTGAATGTTAGCAGCTGTCGCAGCTCCTTGATTAGCGTACCCAGCTTGTGGAGCGTACCCGTTTATGTTTCCGGCACTTCCGGCGTAGCCTGCATAACTTACTTGTAAAGCACCTGGAGAGAACACTGTATTCACTGTTCCTTGGTTACTTCCCCATAACCAGGCGGGATTACTCTGCTGACCTTGCCACCCCCATTGTGTATTCCCTTGTACACTAGTCAACTGCAATGTCTGGGCTGTCGCAGCAGCCTGATTTGCATATCCAGCCTGTGGCGCGTATCCTCCGATGTTACCAGATGTGTAACCTGCACTCTGAGCATACCCTACAGCAAATTGATTCGAAGTTCCTGATATACCAGCACCTGATCCTTGAAAAGACATCTAAAATAACATAAGAATAAATTTCTTAATAAATAATACCATGGGAATTCTTGTTCCATCTTATACAAAAGTTTCTGGCCCACCAAACGGAGGTCCACTCACACCCACATTGTATACAAATGTCTACATCTCACTTCGTTTTGAAAGTCCAATTATGATTCACAATCCGGACGGAGAAACATACACGATTAACGGAAGAGCCAAGGTGTATCAGAACTCAACCTCAATCTATCAAGTCGATTCTGTCAATTTCAACTTTACACTGACAAAAGACCAACTCAACGCTCCTCTACACACACTCATTTACACACACTTGAAAAACCAGTATCCAGGATCGACCGATGCTGATTCTTAAATTGTTTTTGTAAAATAATGGAGACACTTATCTACGCCGACTCCAAAAGCCGTGATTCCAACCTGTACCCATCAGGAAGCTCATACACTCTCCACCTGACAAACCCGATACGTAACGTGACTCAGGTGGATCTCGTCGCTGCTGAATTCCCAAACACATTCTTCAATCTCAAAGACGGAAACGCATGTATCACATTCAACTCGACCGTCATGAACCTGTTCCCTGGGTTTTACACGGCAGCCTCTTTAGTCAACGAAGTCAACTCAAGACTATCATCGACATCATCCAACCTGAACTGGGTATCCACCCAAGGACGGTTTCTGTTCCTGTCCAACAGTCCATTTTCAATTTCAATTTCGAATTCATTTTCAAAATTAATTGGTCTTCCAGCTGGATCATACACAGCAAACCTTGTCACGACAGACACAGTCTTGTCCCAAGTGTACTCATCTGGGACATACTTTATCAGGTCGTCAACCATAGCTGACCTTTCAACCAATGAATTCATTTTTCTGGACATTGATGAACTCAGAACACCAATCACGGCAAGTGCACTTGCTATGAAACCAGATGGGTCAGGCACATACAGTGGGACCAACGCACGAAACTCGTTCGCGATGATACCCTGTAACGTCAACTCTGGTTCAGTCAAAACATTCAACGAAGGTGGAGACTATTCCATCAAGGTGACCTATCCACACCCAATAGACGTCCTGAGCAGACTCACTGTGCGCTGGGTCGACATCAACGGACAACTGGTCAACTTTAACGGTCTGGATTACAACTCTTTCATTTTACGAATTCATATTGAAAAGAAGGAACCGCCACCACCACCGCCTGAAATTGACAAGGTGGAACTGCGACGTATTTTGGATGACATGATTACAGTTCAAAAACCACAACAGGTGGAAGAAAAAAGACCTCTTGTGGGTCGATGGACCCTGGTTATTTTCATTTTTATCGCCCTGGTGGGCTACTTTATTTACAAACGTTTCCAGCCTGTCGCACAGGCTATCGCCCCGACTCCACTTAAGCGCGTGTAACTGCGTACATGGGCGCTCTGGGCTCATCAATCTTGACGTTGGTGATCAGCGTCTTGATGGCCAGGTAGACCAGGATGGACAACAGAGTGGTGAAGATGGCGCTGAGCAGGTAGTACTGACCACCATTCTTGCTCACCTGAACCACCTGAGAAATCAGGTAGCGGACGGCATCCATCCACGCCACAGCAGCTGCAAAGGAGAAACCCGCGACGACGGAGTTGAGGGACTGCGACTCGAGCTGAAGAGCTACGGAACCAATGATGCCTGCCATTTACTATGAGTCACGAAAAAAATTGTCTTCGGGCTCCTCCTCCTGGAGCAAGACGGAATATTTCACCTTGGCTGGGACTTCATCCTCCTCATCCTCTTCGTCATCTTCGTCTTCGACAAATTCTGTAAACTCCGTCTTGCTATATGGAAGTGGCTCTGGCTCACTCATCTAATACTACGTGATGAATTGCATCGATCGACTTTTTCAGCGCCTGTTCCAACGGACTGTCCGGCTCCCACTCGTCCCACGTGTCGAAACACTCGTTCATCTTGGTAAACATCTCATCATCGCCTGTATACCGTGTGAACGGCTCCTCATCGTCTGGAACCTCTTCCATCTCCTCATCTTCGTCACCCGACTCGTACACCTCTGGAAAAAGACTTCCAATCTGTTTTCCAGTGACATGACGTGCTGCATACATCATCCCGTACTGAATGTCCTGTGCAGTCACTGTGCTCCGACCACACGCCTTGGCATAGTGTGATCCAAGCACTGTCGCACTCTCAATCACTGGAAGAAACAAATCCTCGGCGCTCTGGAGATATGCCTGCTCCATACTTAGTTGCCTGTAAATGTCCTTAAGTCACCACCATCCTCTTCGTTCGGGAACAACACTTTTCCATTTTGAAAAAAATTGTAGTTCACGGCATACAGCCTGATAAAGCGAGATGAAGTGCTCGGATTCATTGTCAAGTCTAAAATTTGATTTTCGATTCGGGACATGTTGACCTGTCCTGTCGGAAGAACATTCTCTGGATCTAGACTGAATGAATACATGTAAAACTTTCTGTCCGGGACACGTGTGTGGTATTCCATGGCTTGGATGGCTCGAAGGTATATAGGAATACCTATGTCTTTTGAAATTCGTTCGACACCATTAAATTTTAAAACTAAATTGACCAACTGTTCAGTGGAACCATTGGTGTACACTGTTCCGTCCGGACTGAAAGCACCGTCGGTCGTGTAATCGAATCCGAATGCACTTGTGTTTTGAATAACGACAAACAATTCCTTCACTGGATTCATGAGTTGGAGTTGGAGACGTACGTTGTTTGTACCTTGCGGAACAATAAATTCGAGTCTCTGAACTTGTTCATAGACTTGGATGTTTCGTTTCAGAGTGTCTGCAAAATAGACGTACTCGACCAACAATTGAATATTCAAAGGCGATGTGTAGCTAAAGGCCGGAATGGTGAACAGGGCTGAATTTTTGAGGATGACTCTGAACTCAATATAAGTAGAGTCCATTTCGAGACCCTTTCGGAGACAGGTGAATGGAAGTGGGAATGTATACTCTGCATTGATTGGTCCTGAAGTGCTCGGAAAGACCTTTCCGACCAGGTACTGTAACGTTGCTTGTTTCCCCTGTGGCGTCTTGAGATCATTCATCATCTCCATGTACTCACCGTACAGACGCTCGACCATCTGTCCACCGAAATACAATTCGACGTAATCAATCATGTACATCATCACTGAGTCACAGAGGGATGAAGGAATAGACCCTTGTTGAGGTGTGATGAATTTTAAATACAAATTAGAAATCATGTTTCCACGTTTTGGAATTTGCACTTTAGATTCTGAACCAAAAAGAACATTTGTATCGAATGTGATGATTTCAAGACGTTTTGCAAATGGAATCGGTGCTGCATATTTTTCTATAAAATAGGTCATTTCAGGATTGCCGACAAGCATGACGTCATCGGCTCCGAAATAGGCAAGGGATGTGCGCCCTGCCATACTGATAATATACAGCAAATTAGTTTTACTTAGTTGACGGGAGTTGTAAAGTTGAACAACATGCCGGCAATTCCGTTTTCGATTCGTAATATGTTATAACTGGTCGCGTAGACTCGAAGATTTCTAGAGACACCTGTCAAGGCTGTCACCGTTATATCAAGTGAAATATCCTTGATGCGACTGAAATTAATTTGTCCTGTCGGTCTCGGATTCATTGGGTCATTGGCGAACGAGTACACGTAAAACTTTCTTGCAGGGGTCACGTTATACTTTTGGAACGTCTGCACGTACTGTAGGTATTGATTGTCCGTAATCTGTCGACTCAGAAACTCTTGACCGTTGAATGAAAGACCTAAGTTTGTCAAGCCATTATTGGTAAAGTCATACGGAGCAGTTCCTGAATTTTGAATCACAATGTACAATTCCCGAACAGGATTCAAAAATGGAAGCTGAAAAGTACCGGTCGTTATGCCAGCCGGAATTTTGAATGTGGTCAGTTGATTCTGTGTCATCAGGTACTCGAGTCGGTTCCTCTGCATCCAATTGACTTCGGCGTCGGACAAAAACCCGTACTCGACAATCACGGTTGCACTGAGGTATTGACTAACACCTGCAAGAGAACTCAAGAATGTCAGTCCTGTAAAGGGTGCAAATGTGACGAATATTTCCACGTCCGAACGTCCCAGTGCACAAATCGGGATGGACAGTTCAGGATTGTTGTAAAAGTAGTACGGCAAGTTGGCATAGTACGTCCGCCCTGGATCAAACACGTTCGAGACGTCTTGCTTCCCGGTCAACAACTTGAGACCAACTTGGTTCTCATACGGAACGTACAAGTCGTTGTACAGTTCAATCTCCTCACCTGTGATGGACTGGACGAGTTGTCCTCCAATTTTCAAATCGGCTTGTTGGATGACATAGGTGCCTACGGAATCCACGTAACTGTACGTCGGATTCAAGTTGCTCGCAAGCAAACCGATGGAAACCATCGTGTTACTGAGTCCGTACGTAGTTCCTCCAGCTGTCGTCACAAAGGAAATGGTTGCCGACGCCGGATTCAGAGTTGTCGCGTTGGCGATATAGAACGGAATGGAAAAGTTGTATGGTGGCAGGAGACCGATACCGATCGGGAACGTTGTTGTGAATGTTGACACGCCGGACGTCACAGTCACTGATGCAGATTTCAAAAAGTCAGATGTGTACAGTACAAACTGGGCTGTGTACAAGCCACCGACATAGAACAGTATGTTTTGACCTGGTATACTGATCTGAGTTGTTCCACCCGTTTTACTCCAATTGGATGTACTGAAATCGATAGGTGACCCGAGTGCAAATTGAGATCCGGCCGACGCTGATGGTGTCAACATGATTCCATTCTGTGGATATGAAGCTGTTGGTGTCGGTGCCGTGTTTTGAATGAACTGAATGTATGACACGTTCGACCCAACAATCGTATCACTCGCGACACTTCCAGCCAGACTCTGCATCGTGATGTCCATGTAAAACGGAGTGACAGTCGCGTCAGTCTGAAGAACAGTGACTGGGATGAGAAAATCAAGACTGGGCTGTCCGTATTGACCTTGATAGGTTGTGTACGTGAACAACGAAAGTCCACTGCCGCGTGTTCCTTTACTCAACTGAACACTTGTCAAAGTACTGTTTTGGAGTGCAAGTGTTGTCGTAATCAAAAACGTTCCAGCCTGATTAATGTAAAATGAATTCGATGAAGGAATTGGTGTGATGAGTTGACCTGCACCAGGCTGCGAATACGATGTGAAATTCTGAAGAGCAATTTGGGGTCCAGTGCTTATGGGTGAGTAGTTCATAAACGTCTGGTCCAGAGGAGCCAAGGCGAGCCATGATCCTGGTTGGATGGTTGTCGCCGTAGGAAGAAGTCGAATGTCAATGTACATGTACGTAGAAGTTGACGCGTAGACTGGAATAGAAAAAGTTGCCGATGGTTGCATGGATTGTGTAATCACGTGTTCAACAACGAATGTACCTGTTCCAGGATGACCATCCGTAGTGGAAAATCCATAGGCTATAGAATAGGTCGCATTACTTCCAGAAGTCAAGATGGATCCACGAAGACAGTACAAACCAGGGTTACTTATGATGATGGATCCTAGCGTCGATACTGCACAGAATGTCGATCCAGACACTTGACTGATGTATGGTGTACGGTACGAATTGAAAAACACGTAGTTTGGTTGTGTTTCTCCTGTCTTTGTGTACATTTGAAATTGAGTACTTGTCGGTAAGATGGCAGGGACGATCGGTTGTTGGACTTGAAGGTACAAGCCTGCACGTGATGTCGCATTCGGCAATCCGTTGCCACGGGTCCATCCCGCCTGTTCCAGTGTAAAGTCAGAGGTTGCTTTGCCACCAGATGTTCGATGAAAACTTGATGTTGTCCAGATGTAATTCAAATTTCCATCCGGAAACACATTGTCGAAATTCTTTGGATCAAACCCCCAAAAGAGTGC